ACACGTTTTGCCCAAGGAACTTTATTTAATAAGTCTGCCCAATGCTCCTCGGCATTAGGTTCATCATACGATATGTAGAATATGTCCAATTCTGTAACATCAATTTTTGCCATATATGTCGTCCTGTGTATTTTTTAAGTACGCACATATTTATCAAATAATTTAAGGGTATATACACTACATTGATTCATTTTAGGAGGCACTTTAGTTAATACTTTTTGTTTCGTAAGCAAGTCCTCTAACTTTACATTTATATTATGAACTAAAAAATGAGGGTCTCTTAGACTTGTAAAATAAAATTTTAATACTTTACTCCCATTTATATTAGCAAGTTTAGGTTCTATGTCTTTATATTTTTTAATAACCTTTTTTGTAACTTCGACTACAAAATTTCCATCTGCAAAACTAACTAGTAAGTCTGCCCCTGTTTTCTTGTCTTCGTCAATTAGAGTAACAAAACTTTGTTCAGTTCTTACAAATACACTTTCAACTGGTTTTAATTCTATACTAAAAACTGTATCTATATTTGGATCTTGTGCTACTCTATATAGATCTGTATTTTTACCTTTAAGTATTTCTACTTGTTCTCTTTTAAAAGTTTGTAAAAACTGTCCTCTTTTCTTTGCAATTTTTTCTTGAGAGTAACCTAAAATATTACCCTCCTTATCGAAAAGAACTTGAAAATCTTTATGGTATTCTTTTGCTTGTAGAGACTCTATATCACCCCCGGCATCTTTTTTTGCCTTTAAAAATCTTCTACGTCTTTTTTCTGCCTCACTTAATGCCATAATCTTGTTCCATTTGCTTTATCATACTATTACTTATCCAATCCTTTTCCACATAATGGAAAGGATAGAGTTGCTGAAAGTTTCCTATTTTAAAATCTTTGTATGTATTGTAATATGTTGGTAATGTCTCAGTCCATATTTCGCTTATTCTAGTGTCTGGGATATTTTGTACATGACTTTTCATGTGTACAAATGTAGGTACTTCGTCTATATTTTCTCTAGTACATTCATGTTCTATTCCTAAAATTTGCATAGCAAGTGCAAATGCTACATCTCCGCTTAACCAATCTGGTTTACCTTTAGGCATATATTTAAAAAACATTCTTTGCCAATGTTGAAAAATAATTTCTACCATTGCAAATAATTCACTTGCTAATTCACTTTTCTTAAAATAAAAGAAAGCAGTATAAACATTTGGGAGTTCATTCGCCGCAAAATATTTTCTATAAAAATTACTACTAACTACCTCGCCTCTATATGTTCTTACTTTTGTAGTTGCCCAAACATCTTTTTGTGCCATTATGTCCCACCAATGACTTACATCTGTAGGGAATATCATATCAGTATCAAGTATTACTGTTTCATCGTAAGGAGACATATAGTAATACTTCCATTTGTTATTAATTTTCCATTCTGCATCTTTGGCATCGTCCTGCCAAGGTATATCCACTATACTATCAAATACTTTTTTATGTTTTGTTTTAATAAGTTTTTTAGTTTTAGTATCAACACATACTGTTAGATTGCTTACAGTGGTCTGTGTTAGTTTTAAATTTAGTGCGAGTGCATACGCCTGTTCTAGATAATCAACAGTATCGTTGTTTTGTGCTATTACTATGTAACCTTTACTCACTTAAATATTTCCAATCTTCTCTAAAAAGACAATGTCTATGATGTCCTTCTTTTGTTTCATATACAAATTGCATAGCCAATAGTTCTATAACTTTGCCCTCAAACTTTCCATTGAGTCTACAAGTATGCTCTATTTTATCCCCTAAACTAGGAGCCTTCTTGCTCTTGCTTTTTATACTCATACATTTCTTCCCAATAATCATATGCTACAGGATCTAACCTTTTTGCACATTCTTCTAAAATTTCTTTCTTTCTTTTGTCATCTGCATAAAACCATTCTTGTACCTCGTCATTGGTACGACCACAACTTGGACATTTGTTGCCATCTGTAAAGCATTTATCAATACATGGTGAAATAGTTTTACTCATCTATATATAATTGATCCTTATCTCGCCATTCATCAATATCAACATAATTTATAATCATTATTTTTCTAATGCCCTTATACTCTGTAGGTGCAAAACCATGCCAAGCAGACTGTGTGATTTTAAATGCTAGTCCGCCGTTAGGCACCCAGTCTAATCTTTTTACATGATGTTCCTTTGTGTGATATAAGTCTGTTGCTAAATTTTTTTCGTCTTCTTTATCTATATTAACTATCGTAGTTAAATTTTTGCAAGGTAAATCTAAATGTATATCATGAAAAAATGGATATCGATCATGTATTATTTCTGCTCTCATATATGTATTACTTAAATCTGTTTTAAAACAATCCTCATAATAATCTCTTCTGTTTAACCAGTCAGCGGCTTTTTTAAATTCTGGATTTTCCTCTACAAAAGCATTGTTTAAAAATGTTCTTCCGCCTATTACATCTCTAAAACCTGTAATATTAGAATAATCTGCATTGTTAATTTCTAAAGATTTAATTTTTTCAAAATCATCTTGCTTAAAAACATCTTCTAATATGTAATGTTTCCAGGGAAACGGTTTGGAAGAATACTTCATTTTTTCCAAACTCCTTCAGCAAATACATCATTGTAAATATTGTGACAATACAATTTCATTTGAGGTTCTGTGTACCAGTAAAAATATGTAAGTTTAACATTATAGTCTACACCTTGACTTCTGGTAGCCTTTCTTTCATCTTCTAATATATAATAACGAAAAGGATTCATGTTTATTCCGAATACTCTGTGTTCTAGTACTCTAAACTTTTCACCTTGTGCTATAGTTTTCATTTTAAATTACTTTTTACCTGTTTTAATGTTTTAAAATAATATTTTGTATATACTCTTTTTTGTTCTATAACATAACAAGGTATTATGCCTAATAAGTTATCTTTAAATATTCTAAAATTTTTCCCTTCTTCTACTAAAGTCATCATATTCTTACTACTCTCCTTGCCCATAAAAAATTATTTAGATATTCAGGTTTTGACTCTTCTATAATTTGTGGTATAAGTCTTTTACATCCTATAGAACCGTTATTTATAATAGTAACTCCTGTATCTACAAAATATACAATATCTGTATCTAAATCTAATTGTAATAGCATATCAAATGTAAACACGTCTTCCATATTTTCTGATTTAGGAATATAAACAGATACTCCCTCATAATTTTCTTTATGAGGTATATGTACATACCCTTGATTTGTAGTTTTTATTTCTAAATTTTCTTTTGCAAGTAAATCTAATTTTTCTATATCATTTATATCATCTGTATATATTGTAAGATTTGTATAAATTTTTGCTAATTCTTCTAGTTGTATAATAATATTCCAATCGTGATGATTGCTATTTTCATGATTAGTAAATACATTTTCTTGCCTTTGTGTAGTTTCTATTTCAGTATATGAACCTACTCTTTCCCTTATAAATCCTTCATTGACTAATTGTAAATGTTCTTCATATGATAGTTCTGGAATATCAGGGAAATAATTTTCTCTGTCTGCAACAATTATAGATTCGTCATACATTCCTGCTACTAACAAAGCAAAGAATCTATATGTACCTGGATGTATTTCACATGCAAACTGATCTGGGTCTTCTTTTTGTAAAAATCCTTGTGGTTTAAAACTAATTCCATTTACTTTAAAATCATGTACCAACCAATGTAGTTTTGTAAATTCATATATATTAGTATATTCTTCCTTTACTTGAATTGTTCCTCTTAATACTTTTGGAAGAAAGTTGTATTGCATCTTTTTTTCCTTTGCTCTATAAAATCCTAGAAATAAATCTTTAAACATTTCTTGGTAAAAAATGTTTCTATCCGTTGAGTATTTAGGGTGATTAAAAATATCCTTTAATTTAATTTCTTTCATAGGAGAGGAATTGTAGAACTTTTCTTTATCTTGCATATTCTAATAACTCCTCACTTACTCTATTTATAGCCCATTTATTCATTATATGTAAGTCAATACCCTGCCATTTGGTTAGCATAAAGTCTCCAGGGCTTCTGGGCTTCTCTAAGTACATTATAATAGTGTTCTCATCTATTGCACTATGTATGTCATCAGTATCAAAACTTTTGTAAAGGGTAGTAGGCAACTGTGGAATACCTTTATCTACAAAACCAGACATCATATGAGCGGCAATACTGAAACTGTAATCGTTTCTGTATAAAGTACCTTGCCATTTATATAAGTCTTTATAGAATTGCGGATTATTTTTAACATGACTAACTATGTTAAAAAAACTTTTCACATATTCTGTTTTGCGGAAGTAAACCACAGTTGCCCAATACATTGTTATACCCATATCATATAATCTTTTTAATGATGGGTCTTTTCTTTCATACATGATGTCCTGATATTTCCAGTTCATCATAAGTTCATTATTGTGTTCCCAACAATGATTTAGTGTATCACTTAGTATTAAGTAATCAACATCTATTAAAAGTGTTTCATCATAGGGGGATAATTCATAGGCATCACATCTATTAACATTATAAAAAGGCAAGTACTTAGTAGTATGGCTCGTGTCTTTATAAAGTCTTTGATTTAATGCTTTAAATTTTTTGTCTTTTTCTATTACAATTATATTGTTAATTGCTTTCTTTATTAATCTTTTGCCCAAGGTTTTTTCACCTTGCTTTAAACTATGTGGATCTGTAACTACAGTAATGTTTTTAATACCTAAATTCTTTTGTACCAGTAATGCATTTACTACAGCCAAACGGAAATAATCTATTTCAGTATTGTTATGTGCGAACATTATTACGCCGCGAGTATTATTTTCCTTTTTCATTTAGGTCTAGAACTTTATGTACTTTTCTTGCTTTACGAAGTTTTTCATATTCTGCATAGTATTCATTTGTTACTTCAAAGTATCTACTATGTATTTCTTCATAAAACTTTTCTACATCTACTTTAATTGGATTATTATAGATATCTAAGAGTACAACGTTTTCTTGACCTTCATCAATAAGTTGTTTACAGAATGTAATTAATGGTACGTCAATAGTAAATGTACCACCATGAATGCTATAACTTAGCAAGTTTTGTGTTTTTGCTTTTAATTGTGCCTGTTGATTGTTGATCGTTGTTCGATAATTTGCAAACTCCAGAGCCTTTGTTAGTCTTGTACTCATGCTACTATTTACCAGTCAAAAAAAAGCCAAACTATAAAGTCTGGCTTTTAATCTCGAGACTGGGTATATTAAGTTCCGCTTATATTACCCATTGAAACTGTTGGTGCTGTGAAACTAAATCCTGAACCACTTGCGGCTGGTGTGCCTAATCTTGAGTTCAATGTCATTGTTCCATCTATAAAGTCATTACCGAATGCTTCATCACCTGTACCTGCAACACCGTCTGGTCCTAATGCACCTGAACCTTCAGCATGAGGGTCACTGAATGTTGCTTTTGCTGTAATTACTGTTGGATTTGTTGTTGAATTAACTTTACATTCCATTTTAAAGAAGTTAGATGCATAACTACCTGAACCAAATTTTGTCCAAATAGTAGTATAACCTGTGCCTAATTCGTATAGACCTATACCTGCATTTGTACCAGAGCTACCTGCACCTGTATTATGTTGTAAATATACAGAACCCATTGCACTTAATGTATCAGTCCAGTTAGTATTCTGTGTAGTTGAACTACCACTTGCTCTTGATGCACTAAATCCAATACGTCCACCACCATTAAAATATGCTCTTAAAAGTCCTTCATTTGCAAAAGTAAATGTAGTTTCTTGTGTTAAAGTTGTATTCCATGATGACGTATATGTTTTTGAACTATCTGTTGATGTTGATCTCGCCGCTGGAGAAAATCTATTATTCCAACAATCTTGTACATTTAGCATTAAATTTGTAAATGTTGCCGCAGTTATAGAGTCTCCGTCTGCAACATCTGTGCCTACACCTGATCTTACTGATTGACCTAAAAAGGCACACATTGCCTGTACATCGTCTTGTAATCTTTTAAATCCGCCTGTGGCATTATCGGCATAAACAAGTCCGCCTGCTGAAGCGGCATTAACACCTGCTCCGCCTTGTCCCCAACCTTTTGTTGAAGATGCAGTATATGTACCTAATGTTACATCAGCCGCAGTTCCCATTAATGTATTAACGTTAGTACGAGCATTATTGAAATCTGCATCATCAATAACATCTCCTGCCACAACACCGGTCATAGTGGTTCCACCACTAACTGAATAACTTGATCCTGATGCCATCTATTTCTCCTAATAATTACTATTATATAGTGTATTTATCTATTTTACACCTATGACAACTTCTATTATTCCCAAGCCGCCATCGTCTTTGTCTTGTAAGGCTCTACCTATAACTGCTCTTGTATCATAATTATCACTGTCTACGTATGCCCATGCATAGCCAGGTTCATCGCTTGATATAATTCTATCGCCTTTTTTAATTTTTCCTAATACTTTAACAGGTACTCTTCCTGTTAATGCCACTGGTAATCCTTCTGCTTCACTGTTCATTAAGTATGCTGGATTAGTAGATATCACACCAAATACATTTATATCTGCGTGACTTTCTGTTTGTGTAATTTCTTTTTCTCCACCTATCTTAACTACTGTACCTGGTTCGTAATCTGCGTCTGCTTCGTATATCTCGGCCAAGTCTGCGTATTGGGCCTGTGTTGCTGTACCTACAAAATATGATGCTGTAACGTTTCCACTAAATGTTGCCGCTACTCCGCTTGTAATGGAACCACTATTAATACTTAATGTACCGTCTGTTAAAGTACCTGCTGTTAAAGTATCTGCCACTGTGGCATCGTCTGTTGACGATAAGTGCTCTGCTTGAACTGTTTGCGTTGCTGTTACATTCGTTGCATTTACTGTAGTAACTGTTACTAACGGTGTAACTACACTTGTATCAGCAGTAATTATAGACCCTGCAAAGTTACCTGAACCATTTCTTTTTACAATATGATTAACTTGGTTAGTATCTGATGCTCTTACACCTACTAGGTCTGCTGTAACTATAATATCATCTGTTCCAACAACATTAAATGTCCTATTTGCAGATAAATCTCCACCACCTGTTAAACCTGCACCTGCAATCATTTGTGTTGTACTTAAAGCAACACTAGTAAAGTCTAGGTTACCTGTTGCACTATCAAAAGTTAATGCTTGGTTATCACTAGGTGTACTTGCTGGAGGAAAACCAAAGTTATTAAGTGTTATGTCACCACTTGCACCACCTAATACTATTGTTGTATTAGCATACAAGTTTTCTAAAGGTGTACTTTGCGAACCTAAGTTTTGTACTCCTGTATCAAAACTAACGTTACCTGAAACTGTTAAATCTTTTGTATAAATGTGACTTGCTGGAAAACCATTTACTGCCGGTGAGGCATCATCTACGTCTGCACCTATAACAATATCAGCATTTTCAAATAATATTTTACCTGCTGAAGTACTATCTTTTCCTAAGTGTAATTCATTTGTAAATGTTTGTGCAAATATTTTTGTTGAGTCACCTAGTTTTCTACTATTGTCATCTGCTGGTATAATGTCTAATTTACTATTAAATATATATGTGCTACCTATACCACCACTAAAGTCTGATTCTATATTTGTACCAGTTGTTGAACTATATAAAGCATTGGCTGTTGTTGCTCTAGTGGCCAAGTCTGCAAGTGGTACTGATGTTTGAGAATAATCTGCTCTCAAATTCATACCTTTAACTAAGTTTAATCCAACACCACCTGTGCCTGCAAATTCTGGATAGTAATTTACGTCAACACCTTCTGATTCTGAATTAAAATTACCTAATGTAAATTCATCATCTGTGAATACAGCCATAACTGTTTCACCGTTTGTTACACCTTTATATAAACTGTTTGTACTATCATTTACTGATACTAGTGCCGCTACTGCTCTTGATACGTTTCCGCTATCCTTAAGATAAATTGTTTTAAACTTTGAACCATATGCTGTCTGAGGTTCTCCTATAGCATCTACAGATTTAAATGCACTAGAAACTTCACCAGCATAATTTTGTATTCTCCATTGTGTTCCATCATGAATATATGCTTGATTATTAACACTATTAAAATATACATCACCTGAACTAGACGCCTCTACACCTGTACCTGAAGGTTGTGCATTTAGTACTTGAGGTCTTAATTTTTGCCAAACAGTACCGTTCCATGCTCTTAATACGTTATCATTTCTATCGTACCAAAGTTGTCCAATTAATTTTTTTGTTGGATTAGGTGCTGTTGTTCCTGCAAAATTTTCTAAATGTCTTATAGTGTTTCTTGCAATATCATCACCGTAATTAGTAGCATTGGGTCCTATAAGATTTAAAGAAAATGTAGAGTCAATAGACTGATCAGCAACATTAATTGCTACGTTTCCGTCTGTATTTGTTATACTATATGCCACTTACTACTCCTAACTTAATTGAACTCTTACGGTGTATATAATTTCTATTATTCTATTTTGTGCTTTTTGTACAGGATGAAAAACAACATGTGTCAACATTCTACTTGTTTCTATAGGATCACTTCCGTCACTTGGAGAGGGATCTGTAGGATAACTAAAAAGTCCTAACTCGTCAAAAACATATGAACCATCGTTATTAGTACTGCTATCAAATAAATCTTGGTCTGCTGGTTCTGAATAACTTAATGTTGATGTTACTTTAATATCAGAGTATGATGTTCCTGTTATTACTTCTATTTGGTTTGTAGCATCTCCTGATGCTCCAACGATTTTTTTAAATGTTCTGCTGTATAAACTAGCAGAAGATTGGAATGCTTCACTTACTCTTGGAGACTTGTAAATTATTTTACCTGTAGTATCTACACTAGTACCACCGTTTCCAAATGCCATGTAATATACTCTTGCATCATCTGTTCCATTAAGAGCATTCGCTACTATGAAAGCCATGTTACCATAGTGAATTGCATTTCTTTTATTCACTAACTCTTCACCAGTTTCTTTATCTCTGATTAATATGTGTCCGTTCATATTTAAACCGGCATTTTCATTAGGTTGTAAGTCTTTTTGTTCGTTCATTTTCTCTTTGCTCTCTTCCATCATACTATTTATCACTATTGGTTATGTGTGTATTTATTTAAGATTATGTAAGAAATTCATTACAGAAGTATTTCCACTTACATTTCCTTTATCTGTTAAACTTGTTGCTCCGCTATCTAACCATACGTTGCTATCAACGGAGTTTGCTACAAAGTTTTTAAATATTTGTGCTTCACTACCGTCCCATACTATTACTGTATTATTACTATACCAATCTTGTATAGTTGTACCTTTTGTTCCCCTTATTAATCCTGACAATTTATTATTTGCAAGATCAATTCTTGTGTATTCTATTCTTTCACTTTCTACCCATACAACACCGTTGACTGTTGCTGTTGGTTCACTGACTATATTTGCATTTGCTACACTAATTTCATTATCTACTATAAGTAAATTTGCTGTTAATAAAGTATTACCAGTACCATCTTGTAATTTTCTCATATACTCTGTTTTACCAAATAAATCCATTGTTATTTGGAATTCAACTGTTGACGCATTAGCACTTGCACTGGCTAAACTACTATTACCTGACAACTTGTTGCTTGTTAAAACATTAACAATAAGTGTTTCGTAAGGATCAAACAATGCCATTTCTTCTGGTACACGTTCGCCGTAACCTACTCTTTGGAAAGTTACTCCGTCAAATCCTTCGTAAGCAACATTATCCTCTGTAAGTGTACTTGATTCTGTAAATGAACCCACATAATTTTCAACTTCAATAGGATTATCATATGATGCTCTTTCAAAAGGTTCGCTACCAAATCCAAATTGTGTTTGATATTGTTGCGTACTTGCACCTGCTACAACCTTTGTAAATAGGTTAGCATCTAATGTTGTTCCTCTAAACTTACCTCCTACTTTAGTACTAACTAAATCTAATGTAGAGTTCAGGTTACCAGCATTAATGGCCGCCAATATGTTTGCAGAACTTCCTATAATATTTGCATTAGATACTGAATCAGTAACATTAAAATAACTATCAAGTTCTACTTTAAATTGTGCTTGTACTTCAGGGTCGTATTTAAATACTCTATCAGCATATCTATAATATACATTACTTGCTATTGTTGTATTACTATTATGTGTATTACCAAAATCCATTAATGTTACAATATTTGTTGCTATACTTGTATTAGTATCTGCTTTAGTATAGTCTAGATTTGCATTCTCTAATGGTTCAAAGTCTGTTAATATAGTATTTGTTCTGTCAAATTTAATGGTTGACTTTATTTTTCTTATAGGTGTATCAGCATTTGCATTACCACTAAAGCCAAAATACTTGACATAATTGTTATTTGTTTGTATAATATTTGAATCGGACTGTAAGAAGTCATCCAGAATTCTGACATTACCAGTTGTACTGTCAGGGAACGGTGGCTTATCAAAGTCACTTATCATATTATCAGTTATGAATTCTTTAGGTGGACTTTTACCGTCTTTATATTCTCTAACTTTTGAAGTATAAGGTTTTGCCTCATCAAAATATTTAAGTACCTTATCAAAGTTATCGACTTTAAATCCATCTACCTTCACTAGGTCTTCTTCTTCTTTTTCTACATATACATAACTTGTTTTGAATGCCCAACTTAATTGATCTTGTTCTACTGCAGAATATTTTAATAATGCAAAATATAATTCATTAAATTTAACTGTATTCTTAAATACATTATCTCTTAATGCAACTATTAATTCTCTCAATTCTGTTTGCATTGTTACATTGGTATCGTCTGTAAATATTGTATCTTTTAATTTTACAGTTTCTTTTTCTATAGCAATCTGTGAGAATGAATTTGTACTTGAAACATATTTCCATAATTCATATCTACTAGTTACATTTGGTTGTACTTGTATAATTGCCCCATCTTTGATACTGCCTGTAATTGCTGTAAGTTCTGAAATACTACCTACATTTAAAATTGGTTTGAATGTACTATCATATCTAATTTTTTTATTGTTTGAAGCATCTGTTCGTATGGTGTCAAACCAATCTACATTTTCTATATAAGTTCTTGTTGTAGGTAAATTTCTATCCCAATTAACAAATTCACTATTAAGTTTTATGTCTGCTAGTATTTCGTTTAATGTAAATGCAAGTTCTCTTCTTGCTTCTTTTACATCCTCGAACATTGTTTGTCTAGGTCTGAATGCAACACCATATTTTTCTACTTCACTTAATAATGGATCTGGAACTGATTTACCAGAAGCATCAACACCACATAAACTATCTATAAGTTTGTTGCCTAAGTCATCTGGTATTATACTATTGTTGTCGCCTTCTCTTAATAACTTCCAAGCATCATGTTTTTGTCCTATAGGATTAAGATTTCTGCTAAGATTAATTTGTAAATTTTGATCTTCTTGTTTAATTATAGAACTAGCATTTGTCAAAACAAACGATGAATCACTTACAAAACTAATTAAAGGAAGTCCTTGTCCTATTGGGTCAGCAAGTAGTCTTGCTAATTCAAATGTTGAATGTTTTCTATTAAGATCTATACTTACATGTGTATCTAATTCTCTTTTATTCTGTACCCAGAAGTAATAACATATCTCATTAAGTCCTGTTTCAGTATTTTTAACTGTTTCTGTAATATAGTCTACAGCATTTTTAGGATTACCTGTACCTCGATATGACTGAGGTAGTGTATTACTTTTTACCCATTCGTATAATGTAACACTACTTCCAGGGAATGCCTTGCCCCAATTTAACCAACGTTCTCTATTCGTTCCTTGCTCGTACCATCTATATCTGATAGTGCTAGTATCCCACCAAACTTTACCAACATCTTTACTTCCGAATCTTGTTCTTTCTAAATTGTAAACTACAGGATCACTTTCTCCAATAAATTCTATTTCTTTTTCTAAAAATCCTGGAATAACTCCTTTATATGGGTCATACTCATAAAGATCCCAATCTTTTTCACCTGTTTCTGAATCGTATATTATTGTATTGTTTACAAATTTAGAATCAACTAAACTTTCTTTTTGTTTTTGTATTACATTAGATTCTAAATATGCCCAACCTACTGAACTATTTGTTGCATCGTGATATCCTAATGTGTCTACCCATACTTTATCATAACTTGTTAAAGTAACATTACCGTCATCTATATGAGTATGACTATCTATAACAGATGTGTTTGCAAATCTGTGACTTTCTAAATAATAAACGTCACAGTTTTGTTGTAATGATAACGTATTAACAGGAGCACCTGACAGATTTCTTAATTCATATTGGTAAAGGTCTGTTGTAAAACTTAACCCAACTGCATTTGCGGCTCCGGTTCCTCCTGTATTACCTGCAACTCCAAATAAACTATTAGGATCTGTTTCTAATCTATCAATACAATTAATTTCTAATGTAGTTGCTTCAGTTGTTGCAAATCCTGATGTACCGTATCCTTCTACGTCTATGATATCAAATCCTGTTGTTGTATTTTCTCTATTATCTCTGTCTTGTTCAAAAGATTTTGTAATAATAGTTGATGTCATACATAACATATCCTGATTATAATCTCCTTTTGGTAATCCTATTCTATCTAGGAAGCCAGGGATATTTTCATCTAATCTTACACCATCAAAGCCTGGAGTTCTAATTTTTATTGCTGTTATACAATCATTAACAGGTTCTGTATCTAAATATATGTCGTCATCTAAGCCTGTATCTCCTAAATTATTATTAAAACATGCCACTATGTCTTCAGGTATATTAATTTCTGTTACTCTTTCTGGTAATCCTAATGTACTTCTTGCATTTCCTTTCTCAGAACAGTCAGGAATTTCTCTTGATGTTAAAAATACTCTTGCTCCTGAACCACCTGCTAGTGTATCATTGATAGGATCGTAACCTCCAGGTGATCCTAAACGTGTACCATCTCCCAGCGGGTCAATCTGTCCTAGTCCTGTACCTTGATAGAAATTGCCATCTGCATCTGTACCTGTTTCGTCACCTAGATTCACATAATCGTATTCTAAAGGAATACCCATTGTCAAATCACTTGGGAATACTTTATATATACCCCTGTCTATAATTTGTAAACTGGTAATCGTACCTATTGCGTCTATAGTAGTAACAACAAACTTTGCTACTCTAGGAGGCACACTTGCACCTGAGGATATTTTAGCATGTGCTGTTGCTGGTAAAACTTTTCCTGTATCATTTAGATCTATAATTCTTATTTTAGGTGGATTTGTAATATCGTATCCTTCACCACCGTTTACCATTAAAATATTTTGTATAGCACCGCTGTCATCTAAAATAACACTACCTGTTTTTGCTCCACTACCAGGAGTATTTCCATCTCCAATATAAACTACAACGTTTGCTGTATCAGAATATCCAGTTCCTGGGGAATCTATACATATTTCTGTAACACTTCCATAAGGATCTGCTACAGGAGTACCTCCTACTAGCCTTAATCTATCTCCAACAACATAACCACTACCACCTGTAGATCTACTTGAAGAACTACTGGATAATACAGACCCTACTCCGTCCCCTGCAAAACTATTTAAAGTACCTGTGATGGTTCCAGTTGGACCATATGTTGTATAATCTACAGTTGTTGCACCTATACTTGAATTACTTTGTGAGAATCCAGGTAAAACAACGGTATTACTTACATCAACAACACTTTGTTCAAATCCTCTTACAACGTGGAAGTCTAATACTTCTTTGTATATGCCACCTGCACATCCGTCTCTAATAATAATTGGTGCGTTACTACAACTACTAATTCTAATTGCATCTACACCATTTACTTTTGTGTTTTTAACTTCAATACCACTACCTGTTGGCCCACATTTTAAAGTATTAATTACAACCTTAGGATCACTGCCTGGGAAAGTATATTTTCTATTGTTTATAAGTAATTCTTCGCCAGGTTTTATACCCTCTAACTTATCAAAAGGTATTGATATACCAGGAGTAGGTTGTGTTAAGTGACATCCTATTTCTGGACCGCCTGGAAGGTAATTTCCTTCCGGAGTTCTTAATAATGGCTGTATTGAGAAGCCACCTGCTCTATTAAAATCTATATTATCTGAATCTGGAGGTGATATTTCAGTTGGAATTATAGAATCTGCTGGTAGATAATCATATGTTGGCTGATTAGGCCCTCTATTAACAAAATCAATTATTTCACTACCAGGATATCTTATTTGTATATTATTAGCATCTATGCCTGAGGCATCTCCTAAAACATTTCTAATACTACTTCCATCTGGTAAAATTAAGTCTCCCCCTATTTTTTGTGCCGCAAAGGATATACTTGCGTCAGTTTTACTAAAATAAGGATTATTTAATTTTGTAACAAAATTATAATTGTAATCTTTTACGTCAATTGCTCTTAAAGGACTTGGTTTAAGTGGTACTTTGTTTGCTAATGGTGTTGCCAATGGTACTTTTTTACCGCCTGTAACCTTTTGCATTGTAGTATTCACATATTGGCTTCCTTCTAAAGGAATAAATCTACCAATATCATTCGCTTTTACTGTTTTTACTGTTTTTCTAAGTACATTTGGTATAAATCTATATCCTGCTAAACTAGGTAAGCCCACATCTCCAAAATTAGCAGTGAAAAACGCCTTAGGATTGTTTCCACCTGGTATTAAATTTTTAATTCCTTTGACACTACCAGAAATTAGACTATCAATCATTTGTGTTGTATTTAATTTTTGTATAGTGTTTGGTACTATAAATGGTGTAAACGGCACTTTAACTGGTAAAGGACTAAACGGAATCGAAGGAAATGGCAACTGTGGTATAGGGGAAGGTATAGGAAACGGTGCTGTAGGGGGTGCCACATACACTGGTCCATAAGTTTTTAATGTCTGTGCTTGTATTCTAGCAACACTTCCGCCGCCTGATTTACCGCCGCCTGAACCAACGCCACCTGTAGTTCCGCCACCTGTAGTGCCACCGCCTGTAGTACCACCTGTAGTACCACCACCTGTGGTAGAACCACCGCCTACTGGTGTATTAATTGGAGTTTGTGGTAAACTACTACCACTTACTGTTGAATTTCCGTCACTTGCAGTATCACAAGGTCCAGTTGTTACAGGATTTACACCAGGATTAGGAATATCTGGCCCTATTTTAGGATATCTTAACAAGAATCTGTACACACTACTAGATTTATATACAACTATTTTTATATAATCGCCTTGAGCCTTATCATAATTAATTCTAACAGCACCACCGTATTTTACACCAGTGTTATTCGGTGCAGATCTGGCACTAACTTCAAAGTTTCTAATAACACCTGCTGGGACTGGGTTTCTTCCGCCTCTTGCTTTGGCTTTCTGTGCATTTGATAATATATCTGACTTTTCTGCTTCTGTAAGTACACTTAAATTGTTTACTTGACTAGAACCTATTAAAGAACCTTGTGTAACTTGATCTCCTTGATATATTTCTATACCATCAGCACCACTATACATATCAAATAATACTTCTACAGTACCACTTGCACCTGGATTAAACAACCATTCGTCGTTTGTACCTGCATTTCCTTTGCCCCAGCCTCTTGTAGATTGTTCTACAAATTCTTCCTGTATTAAGGAACTAGATGTTGATGTATTTCCTGTAACGGGCGGTGTTGTTGTTGTAGGATCTTCAATTGTTGCTGTTGTACTTAATGAATTTGATCTAGTACTTAAATGGAATCCAACAGAATTCCAATGGTTACTACCGTATTTTGCTCTTCCGCTTATAGTTACTGTTTGCCCTGCTGTAACAGTAATTTCTAGTATTTGGCCTGATCCAGAATAGTTTTGATCTGCTTTTCCTAAATATTTAGGTATAATTTGTGTTCCATCTACAAATATCTTAGATGTACTTGCAGTATTTCTTGCAGAATAATATGCATGTACATAAAAAGTACCTGCTTCACTAAATGTACAATTTAAACTAAATGTATTTGTACTTCCGTTATCAGCCCAAGTCATTGCACCTAACAATCCATCTGCTGGCATGTGTTTACTACCACCAAATTGTGTTACTTCACCTCTTTTAGGTCCTGTTGTTACATAGTAACCAGAGTATGTGTTTTGCCATCTTCTTGCACCTTTACCGTTACCTGAAGCACTTACACTTATAGTACCACCGTAATTTTTATTAATATATTTTTTACCGTTTCTATTTGTAACAGTTGAGGACACAGGTGGTGGTGACGGAGCACAAATATCACATAATTTTACGTCTAATGCCGCAAATGCTTTAGTTGGATCTATAATTGGTGACCCAATATAATCAGTTCTTTGTCTTGTTTTACCACTATTTTGAATATCATAAAGTGGTATTTGTGTATTTGGAATAACTGAGCCTAATGATCTACCCGGAATTTTAGGATTTCTTAATCCAAAACCTGGATAATCACCTACTCTTGCTCTATGATCTCCTACAATTCCATCACCTGATACGTCATCTAATACTTCTCCAGGGAATCCGTATTTAAGATCGTCTTCAGTTGCAAATGGCATATAACCTTTTAAGGTTAATCCTTCCATGTTAGGTGATCTTGGTACATACGGGCCTGATCCTGCTATTTGTGTTGCAGGAATACCTGCATAAACCTTTTCACTACATTCAATGTTATTAATCATTGGAATTGTAAGACCGTCGTCATCTACTAATCCCCTTCTTAAATCTATTTGTCTATTAAATTCTTCTTTTATAGATTCCGGGGAGTTTACATTGTTGATATTAATTAAAGAATTGTTTAATGTTATTGCACCATGATCCAATGTTGTAATTGTAGTTGGCATTCCTGCTTTAAACCTTCCGGCTTCTATATCTACACTTATTGATACATTAGTTGTAAAGTCTTGAGTTGCATTATAATATACGCCAGCATTTCTTATTCTTTCATCTTTAGATACAGTCAGTCCTGCTGACCAATCTCTAAATTGTTCACTGGCATATGGATAAAATCCGAAAGCATTATCTACTAAAACTGTATTTGCAGTAACATCACTTACTCTGTAAACTTGGTTATAATATCTTGGTGTTGCCAAATGAACTGCAATACGTTTACCTGTATATGATACATTAATACCATGATCTTCTGTTGTATTAATAGTAATACCTTCTGGAATAATATTTCCAGTAGAGGCCACATTTGCATTAAAAGGAGCATCAATCTTAAATGTATCTTTACTTGCACTTTCTACATAATAAAAACCTGAATATGCATTTGCATCTAATTTTACTAATTCTCCTGATGATAAATCATGATCTGTAGCAGTAATTTGTGTCTTGCCGAATATACCATAGGATAAATTACCTGCATCTATATTTGCTGAAACATTTGATTGTGTAACTGTAAATCCAGTTATACCTACATTACTTATTACATGTCTTTGTGCATGTAATGGGTGCTGTTCTTCAAAAACAAATCCACTTATTCCTAAATCTGCTACAGTAACATATTCGTTATCAAAGTCATCTGTCAAATCTATATTTTGATTAGTTAAATCTATATCAATTGTTACTGTATTGTTTGCAGTATCAACTTCAGATACTGTGAAAGAATTATTATTGTATAAATTATTTGTTGCTGTTAATCTTACTACATTATTTGCGGCAACTATTCCTGCACCATGTAAATTAATGTTTGCTACGCCAAGTTTTAATTTACCTGTATGTAGTCTTGTAAGAGTTATACTGGTATTTGTAGCAGGTAAATGTGTTGCTGGTAAAATTATATTACTTTCGTTAAAGAAGCTCACAGTACTATTTGCATTGGCATTGTAAACAGCCATTTCTAAACTTTCTAAAGGAATAGTTGCACTATTACCTGCATATATTACATTTGCAAAATCGTAACTGTCATTTACTGTAAAACTAAGTGTTCTATTTGATTCTGAAGTATTATTAAGGTTAGATGTATTAGACTTTGTAACATATTCAACATTACTTGTAGTGAAGGCTCTGTCTGTAATACTTGTTACAAAAAATTCTACCTGTTCGCCGTTTTGTAAGGAACTTTGAGAACCTGTAATTTGTACTGTATTACTCCCTATAATGTTTGCATCTGCATTTGTGTAACTGCTAATTGCAGGTGTAATATTTGAAATACTTACTACTCTTGTAGGGCCTATGTTTCCTATATTAGCAGTAATCATTTCTGCTCTACCAAAGTTTGAAATTTGTACAGATTTTCTTCTTACTATATCTTCATTTTGCCAAATAACAAATTCATCAGATAAATCTGCTTTCTTTATAACAAGAGCATAATCTAAAAATCTTGATAAATCATTTTCTAATAATTGATTACTGTCTACATAATTAAATAAACTTCTTTCTGTATAAAGATGTGCTGTTTCTGTTACATCATCTTGTTCTACAAATGTGATATTCCCTTTATTTGCTTGTTTTAATTTGTAAACATTCCAATCTAAATTTTCACTTTTAGCAACGTGTATAAAGTCATTTCCTGTTGGCTTAAATCTTATATTATCTGCAAATAATTCTGCAACTCCGCCTAAATCAAATGCACTAAAATTAACATTAGATTCATTTACATAACCTGCATTAGGTAATGGATTATATTTAGTATCTGTTATTCCCCTAAATGAAACATTTCCAGTTTTAGGCCATAAGTTACTTTCTCTTACACCACTTGGCTTCTTAAGGAATCTTGTTGTATCATCTATGTCAATTAAAATCACTTCATCGTCTTTTGCATCAGGTGTAATTTCAAATATTCTAACACTTTTAACATGTACAGCAATATCATCATTCGTTGTTGCTTTTACACTTAATGTACTTCCTGGTAAGTCACCTTGGTAAGCATCTTCTAAATCAATTGTTGCTCTTTCTACAATATAAACATTTGAACCTGATAAAATTTGTGTATCAGGTAGTAGCCCGACATCTGGAAAAGTTATTGTTGTTGTATTGTCTACTCGATATCTTGTTTCATAACCAGGGTTTTCAATTTTTGTTCCATTTAAATATACATCTACAAATGGATATACGCCATCGTATTCTGTAATATTATTACTATCTAATGCTGTTGAAGAATTTACAGCACCTGTGTTTACAGCAAAACTTACTGAACTATTTCCTATGACTGTGGAAGGAGCAGTAATTTGCCATCTATCTCCAGCATCAAATACATAATTACTACTTGCAATAGTTGTGCTGTCAACTGATACTATAATGTTAGACTTTACTGTATTGTTTGCGATATTTACTGCATACCTCTGTCTTGGCTGATATCTACCTGCAGTAATATTTAAATTTGCTAATGTAGGTGCATGTCCGCCTATTGTAAAGTCGTTACCTGATATTTTTAATCCTTTATTAATAATTACGTTACCGCTATTAGAAATATAATTTTCTATAGTATGTGCTGTAATATTAGCATTAATAGTTGCATCAGAATTAATTGCTGTTGTAATGTTTGCAACATCTGTAATTGAATTTAAATTAAAAGATGCAGTTGCCCCAAATTCATCTGCTATAGTAATTGTTCCTAAAGCATTTATATTTGCATTAGATGTACTAAGAACATTACCACTAGTATTTTGAGTTACAGATGTTATAGTATTAGAAGATCTTGCATTTATTCTTGCTAATCTATTTGAAACATTACCTACACTTATTTCACCTGTAATAATTGTAAGTCCAGGTGTATCAGTATATCCTGTGCCTTGCTCTGTAATATTAATAGAACCTATTAATCCATTGTTATCCAGTACGGCTGTTGCCTTTGCTGTTGTGCCTGTAGTAGGTTCTGTAATTAATACTTCAGGTACATCAAAGTATTTGTGTTTTGTATTTAAAATATCTATTCTGTCTACAACTCCTGTTGTATCTTCAGGGAAGGATAATGTAAACAGTTGTGGATCTTGTACAAAATCAGTTTTGTCTAATGCAAGTTCTACACTTTGATTATTTTCTAAATCTCCGAACGAGCCAACTTTAATAGCCCACTCATCATATATGTCCATGTCACCTTGTATAATAGCACTACTTCTTCCTATTCTACTTAAACTTGTTTTTGTTCCTTTGTTTTGTATAAATCCTTTGTAAAATTCAAACTGCTGATCGTCATCTATTTGTAATTCTGCTAAGTAATCTTTTTCTTGATACCCAAATAAATTTCTGGCTGTTTCATAAACTTGTTTTTCAACTGGAATAAATCCTAGTTCATGATACCTTCCCATGCTTTCTGCTAAATTATCTAAATTAGGTTTTAGTGCATCGCCTTCAATTAGGAAACCTTCACTAATAAATCTTCCGTCCCAGTTAGCAGTTTTATTACCTTTAATTTTTATTCTAGATTGTTTTTGATTGTATAAAGGTATGTACAATGTATCAGCAAAATCTGTAACATTGTCTAATACCATTGCATGTTCTATTTCTCTTGTAAATAAACATACAGAATAAATTTCTTTTCCTATTGGTGGTATTATTTCAACTCTCAAATTTCGTCTATTGATTGCACACTCTTTAGGATTTATAGATTTGCCGTCTTTATCCATAATATTAAACATATTAAATTCGTTACGTTTAATTTTTGCTACAAATCCTTTAGTTGTTTCAAAAGTTACCTTACTGGCCATTGGTGATAATTCTAAAGTATTATCTGTTTGCCAGTTTCCTTGTAACCAGAATAAGAATTGTTTTGCGGAATATAACCAATCTCTTGTATCATTTATACTTCCATCATACTCACCGAATGTATATCCTAATTGCTTTTGATATCTTCCTAAAGATATTAAGAAATCAAATACATCTTGCTCATTTGCATAGACAGTTCCATATTCTACTTTTTTAATTAAGTTTGTTGTATCTAAAAATACTGCACCTTCTTTAAAATTAATTTGAGGAAGTTTATTTAATTTCTTATAAAGTAGTGATGAGAAGGTTGTTGCCTTAGGCACATATTCTTTTGCTTCATAATACACATCTTCATATCTAACAATAGTTCCTTTATTATAAGATTTATTTGCCTGCCAATCTACAAAAGGATGTGCCTCTCCGCCTACTTGTACTTTTGAAGATCTTCCTGTTACGTCACTTTCTAAAATTTTGAAATGGCCCAAATTTTTATCGTAACCTTTAACACAATAACCTGCTGTTGTTTTTTGTATAATTACACCTTGGTATATATTTCTTGTTTTGTAAGGAGAATTATGAATATCTACTGTGATATTTTCTTGTGGTATTATTAAATTAGTACTACTACCTGTTGTACTAAATTGATCCATGGACATAGTCATAGTATCTTTGTCTATATATCCTGAGAATCTATATCCTAATTTTACATTTAAGTTTCTTAATTTTTCAACAAAATTAGTAACAACATCTAATCCTTGGAATCTAAGCCAACTATTTACAAACTGTGTGTACCCAATATTTGTTATTGAATTACCATTTGAATCTATATCACCGTGTATATTAAAGTGAGTACTATCTAAGAAGTTCCAATTTTTTCTTGTTGTATTGTTAATATATTTTTTATAGTTTGCTGGTGCTTTTGTAATTTTTGTAGGATCACTAAAGACTGTAGCAAATTTACCTGGACTTGCTAAACATAATAATTCTGCTATTGCAAACGGGTATTTTACACTATATTTCCATGCATTTTCTACTGGTGCTCCGTCTCCGAATTTCCATTGTGTGTCTAGATTTGCGCCTTCTTTAAGTGTAATATTTGTTGCCGACTCGCTTTTCTTGGCGTATGTTGCCGTTGTGCTTGTTAATGCTGTACCATTTTTATTTGTATCTATATCAAAACCTGTTCCTGCATAAACTCCTGCATAAGTTAAAGGATCACTATCAAATGTTGTTGTGCCACCGCCTACTGCGTATGGGAACATAGGTGTACCGGTATCGTCTATAGTTGCAACATAATATCTTATTGCTGTACTAGGAGAATCAGGTGTAAATCCGTATCTTGTATTGTATCTATCTGCATATCCGTCAATTCCGGTCTTGGTAGCATCGTATTCATAATCCTGTACAAATTCACCTGTATGAGCTCCTTTAGGTCCTGTGCCTCTATTGCCTGCTTTTAATTTAAATGCACTCTTTATATTTGTAATACTGCTACCGCTGTTCATAGCATTAGCATAACCATAAGGACCGTAAATTGGTAGTCCGTCAAATGCCCAACCTATAACACCAGAGTGTGTTGTACTGTTACCCCAAACACTACTGTTACTCATATCTTCAGTTGGTATTGCTGTAAATATTGTACCGTCTTCTGTGGTTTTGGAAATATCTCCATTTGCTCTACTTGGTGCTGTTTGATACCCTAGATCATATATCCAAGTATTGTCTGTGTAAGTATCGGATAAAGGACTTGCTAGTGGTAATCCATTTATTAATATTGCACTAGAGCCTTGTACTAATTCATTATTAGTTGTTGATTCATTACCGAAACTCAATGAATTGTAATTCATATTATTAGGTATTCTGTATGTGGATGGGAAAATTCCCTGTTCTGGTGCTCCGTCTGTTTGATCTATTAATCTTCTTGAATAGTTAGGTATATTATAACTTTCAATATATCTATGTACAGCATCAAATTGTACATTAATTCCGTCTTCTGAAAGGAAACTTGTTGTTTTAAATCCTTGTGTTACATCTGGTTCAGTTGTTGTCCATACAATTCTAAATGTACTTACGCCTGTGCTAGTAATTTCTTTTGGCGTTTTTAAATTTGCATTAGCATCTACTGGGATCAATTCTATTAAATTAATTCTTGTAGCTCTAGACCTTCTACTAAATCGATTTAAAATATCTCTATATAATTCATTAGTTACATTTTCTCTAGGCCCTTGTCTTATAATGCCTTTTTCAAGATCTTCCCACATAGGCCTATTATTACTTCCGTAGTCACTATATGTTGTTGTTATATATTGATTATCCCACCATTCTGGTTTCTGAATAAACCCTAACATTTCCCATGGATGCGTGTGAGGTCTTACTGTATCGAAATAGTATTCATACCAGCCTCTCCAATGTCCAGGAATAGTTCCTGTGCCTGTTTCTAAAAATGCAGTACCTTCGAAATTTTCTGTATAGTTCCATGTCCAAGGATTATTGTTGTCGAAAAATTCATTTTTTACAGGGTCTACTTTGTTTTCTACAACCCAGTTTTCAAAACTTGTTTGTAGTAAATCATTGTAGAGGTCCCATGCTGGAGATTCTCTTCTCCATCTACCCTGTCTTATATCAAGTACATTTAATTCTGGATATTCGTTTTTATCTCTGAATTCTGCTTTTGCAGAATTATAAATTCTTTTTTCAAACTCTAAAACTATATCATCTCTTTCATCGTTATAGATTGGTGTTCTACTACCGTCGTGTCCAACAATTAATTCTTGTGAATCTTGGAAGGTATTATCTGTAATCTTTTCAGGATAATATAGAGGATATAAACCCATTGTGCTTGGTGTAGGTGGACACTCTACACTATCTCTATCTTCGTTATAAATTTTAAATTCAATTTCATCTAATAGTTCTGGATTGTAATTTTTAAATGTTACTGTAAGAGGACTAAATGTAAGTGTGTAATCTTCACCAACAGTCAAAAGTGTTTTTATATTGTCTCTTATGTAATAAACTAATAAACTGTTTTCAACTTTATCTAAGTCTAATGAAGTACTTATTGTATGTGATGCCAAAGTAATATCATTAACAATTATAGACTCTTTACTATAATTGTCTCCAAAAGGTAATATATAAGTTTGACCAAATACATTTCTACCTACACTAAAAGATATTAAATTTCTTAATACTTTTTCTAGTATTTCTTCGTTTGAAAAATCTTTAAAATCTACAACATTATAATAATCATTAAGTTCTTTAAAAAATCTCTTTTTATATTTGTTATATTCTGCACCATTAAATCTTAATGCATCTACAATATTATGCGGTTGGTCGTCTAATAAAAAGGCACCTAAAACTAAGTCTTGATTTGGTTGTACTATATCTGTTGCATACAATTCTTCTCTAGTTAGAGAACTAAAGTTGTTTACACTTAATGCATCTCCAGTGAACCCAGGTTGTTTTTCCATATAATTTTTAAAATGTGGTAAAAACTCTGGCTCTGAAATCTTTGTAACTTCCTCTTTGAAAGGGTTATTGCCCCATGCTAAAGGTAATTCATGTTTACTTTTATTTCCTATTACGTTACTAAGTCCTCTAGAAAATACAGATATTTCAAATATGTCGCCAACTACAAAATTGTTTCTATCTATTTCTATTTTAAATCCATCACTTATATAAGTAAAATTATGGAATGCTTCACCGTTCTTTTTAACCCTTATATTCATACCGCTTGGGAAATCTGCTCCTGTTCTAGGCGAACATCCTAACTCAAATATTTGTTCGAAATTGTCAAACATTGTTCTAGTAATTTCAATTACTCTTTCTATTCGTTGCTGACTTTTCCATTGTGGGTTTTTAAAGTTATTATGATATTGTGCTGTCTTTCCAATTTTAGCACTTAAAGAACTAGTTCCTGTACCATCATCAGACGTTTTATATACTGACCTTAAAATTTTATAGTAGTAATAACCAGGAATTTCTGTTGGTGTTGTGCTACCTATAACTATGTTGTTATAAGTTTCTGTTTCCATAAAGTTTTCAAAACTTATTTCACTAGCATTTTTAAATGATCTAAATGCTAGTGGTAAATTATAAATTTTATCTACTACACCAGTTCCAACTTCAAAGCCAAATATTTTATTACCATTAAAATTATTACTTGGGTATATTGTATTGTCGCCTAGGTATCTTAATTTATCATCGTAAAGTTTAAATAAAGGTGCTTGATTAAGTGTAGATTTAGTTTGTGCTTGTACTAATCCGTCATTATAATAAAATTCTTTTCCTATTTCTGCACTACCTGAAGAAACAAATACAGTATCTCCGCTACTTAATATGCTACTTACACTTAAACTTATTGCATTTGCATTTCCAGAATCAACACTAGCAACATAAACGTTTGCAGATATTTCTTTACTATCATTAGGGAATATTATTTTAGTACCAGTTTCTATAGTTACTGTATCAATAGCAACATTACTGGCATCTAAACCAACTACTTCGCTGAAAAGTAATGTAGAACTAACATCAACATTACCTTTACTTGTAGAACCAACATTAAATAATTCTAAGTCTCTATCAAATTCTAAAATAGGCCTATCTGCCTGAGTAATTTTTGCAGGTATATCGTCACCTGCGTCTGTAAAGTTTTCTTTGTGATACCAAAAGTTTACCCTACTCCAAACATTTTTATTTTCTGCACCTCTTCCTAATAAAACATAATCTTTGCTTGTTTGCGGATTATTATATCCATTTGCATAATTTACATCTACTGGTACAAGTATAATGCTTTCTCCTACGCCTTCAACAATAAATTCTTTGCCTACGTATGCATCAGTATCAATTACATAATCGCCTGAGAAAGTAACTTTCATACCGTTTTTAAATGCTTTACCGCCTGATGGTGTGTATGAGGTCTGCCCTACAATGTCTTTGTCAACATTTATTTGGTCGTTTATACTACCTATAATTATTATTGCTGTAGGGCCTGTTGTACTCCAATAATATTCTTGATAGTTTAAAAATTTGTTAAGTTCTACCGGTGGTAAGAAAGTTGTAAAATTAGTTTTTAACCATTGATTTTGTTCAAGTGTATCTACATTATAATTTTTTAAAGTATCTACAAACTCATCATAAAAAATAAAGTTTTCACTTACGCCTGTATTAGCATTAGTATTATTAATTGTAGGTAATAAATTATAGTACTGTTTGTCTATATCATCTTCGTATATCCAAGTACCGTCTACAAGTTTATCCTGTGATGTTTTCTTTCCTACAAATCCACTTATACTTTCTACATTTGCTTTACTGTATAATTGTTCAACAGTACCTTCAAAGAAATTCTTTATGGTATCAGTCTGTAGAATTGCGGGTAACTTATTGTAAATTTTATCTGCCATTATTAATTAGCCAATGTAGTTTTAGTAATTTTATCTATAATCTCAATATCAGAAACCTTTGCTGTATTAACAAAGAATTCATTGCTTTCTGCTTTTATTTGGAATAAGTCTCCAAATTTTCCAGAATTATTTTTCGGTACAATAATTATACTACCTATTACACCACTTAGTTGTTGATGTACATAACTACTTAATTCTGTAAAGTAGAAGTTTTCACCGAATTCCCAATTGGAAACATTAAAGTAATTATTGAATGCTTTTATAACTTTGGTTTTAATTTCATTATCACTTAATGTTGTTCCTGCAAGTTTAACAACTCTAAATTTAGCCTGTACACTTTCATCTGCGTCGGCTCCAAATAGCCTCTTGAATTTTGCACTTTTATATACTAATGTGTCACTAGCATTTTTAAAGTCCTCTAAGGTTTGGAACTCGTTTGATAACTCTTCACTAGTAGGTGATAGTGGGAAAGGAGTACCGGGTACATTAATATATTTTTGTATGCTTGTATTGTATGCATTTGTTAAAACTAACATTTCAACAACATTACTAATACTTGGGTCTATTCTTACATCGTTTGGTGCTTTGTGGTCCCACTTCATAACACACGGCCTAACATCTGGTAATCTTGTATTTTGATCTTTACCTCTACCAATTTTTACAAAACAATCTGTTGATTCTACTAGACTTATATTATCAGGATCTGTACTACTTCTAGTCATTACATAGAATTTTTCGTTTTCTACAACATAAATTTTTATACCAAAATATAGATTTGCTGTATTTTCAAATTTTTCTGCTAGTGCTAAAGTATCAACAATAATATAATTTACTGTACTCCATTCTACAGGATCAGAATAACTTATAGGTGATATTGTTGCTGGGTTACCACTTGATTGAGTATTGTCCCAATCTGTTTCTCCTCGCCAATCTAGTATCACACCACTTACTGGTCTATCATAAACATACCCATCAAAATCTGAATAGTTTTCAAATATTATAAGATCCGTACTTGAAACAAATTCGTTAAATTGGAATGGTTTATCTGGAACTAAGTCACCATCTGTATCTACTGGTGCTACTTTAACTTTTCTGTTGTCTGTATATCCATCAGAATATTTAAATACATCTGAAATTTCATAAACTATATCTTCATCTAATCTATCTTTAGCAGACTTGTACTCAACTAAAATTTTATCCCTGCTTATAGCACCCGTTGTATCAGTTGCAAATAAATGAAAGTTGTCATCTAAATTAGAATAAATTAATGTGCCTGTTTGTGCCGTAGCATTTGCATTTGTTAAAAGCAGTCTTCCTGTATTAGTAGGTATGCTGGTATTAGAAAGTGTCACACCGTCTATACCATATGAATATATATTTGCATTACCGTGATAAACTTCTGTTAATCCTGTAGCATTATTATACTGTTTAAATGTAACATTTCCATTGTTATCAAACAAATTATATCCGAATGTAGTATTATCAAATGTAAATGTTAAATTGCTTGGTAATTTAGAAATACGGCCATCGTTATTTGATAAAGTTACATTATTTGTAGAAATATTTCCGTCATCAAAATAAGGATTTAAAGAAACATTTGCCGCATTTACAAATCTATTGACAGCAAGAATATTTGCTGGTGTATGAGTATTTGTAACAAGGTCACTTCTCATTATTCCAAAAGTACTTTGCCATGTAACATTTACATCAAACCACTTAATATCTCTTGTTCTTAATGCTATGTTTGTTCTTAAACCATTGGGGTCGTAAAATGCAGAATTATCTAAACTTTGCCATGCATCTGCAACATTATCACTATTAGAATCTGACCAAACAAAACTTTCTGTAACTCCTGGTTTGTAATTTAATGTATTAAATGTAATAGTATCTTTAACTGCTTGAGTAGTATTGTCTGTAACTTTAACAGATTTTACATTATAAAATTTTAAATCGTTTGCACTTTGTACCACATAAGATAATCCTCTTATAGATACATTATATTTAAAACTAGTAGTATCTATAGGACTATATTCAAATAAGATTAACCAACTATTATCTTTTCCTGATAATGTTTTATCTTGAGCATTTTGTATATCTAAAGAACCTGTTTTAAGTAAATCTGCATTACTTATTATGTAGTATGATTGTGCTGTTAAGTCAAAGCCTAAACCAAATGTACTTTTTCCGCTTAATGCTGTCTGTATAAGTGTTTTTTCTGCATTTGTAAATGTTTTTCTTAAACTAGCAATTACTTCATCCGCTCGCCAATTAGAATTTACTTTATCACTTAATGTCCACGGCCCTATACTTGTACTTAATCCACTAGATAAAGCACCGTTGTTTTGTACACTTGTGACTCTTACCCATTTATAATTTGCTATATTAGTAGGATCAACAAATTTTATAAAAGTATTTTCTTGGAATACCTGTGTTGATGCTGTATTGTTTACCATAACTACAGTATCTGAACTACTAAATGTTTCAGTCATATAACCTGTTGTACTCTGAGTTGCTACCGGTAAAGGATTCCATCTAATATTTAAGGTATCTGTTGAGAATTTAGTTGGAATATAATTGCTCCATTTTTCTCTTAATGTATCATAAATTACATTATTCAATCTTTGTTCTTGTAAGTATTTTACAACGGTATTGTCTACAACTTCTGCAGGTGTATTGTTGTCACTTACTGTAATAGATTTTGTTAAAGGATCATCATCTTTGTATAAAAATCCATCTTCAGTATATGTCTCAACACTTTGGAATGTTCCTGTTGGATCATTTATATCTATATATCTACTATGCCCTGCATGTGTTCTATTTGTTGCTTTGAGTTTTATAATGTTTGATGATTGGCTCAAAGGAAATACATTATAATCTTGTGCTGATACCATTCTATTTTGTGTATAGAATGTTTGCGGAGCTCTTAATTTAATATTTTGCAAACTTTCTGCAGGTAAACTATTATTTACTGTGGATTCTAATCCAAACGTAAATGTTAAACTATAAGATTCGCCTGTTGCATTTACATAAGGTACAGATACAGTTAAATTTTTTGCATCGTCTGGATGTATAGAATACCTTTCTCCATCACTGATTCTATGCCATATTCTAAATACACCTGTTGGTACATTACCAAAATTTCCGTCTGGGAATTTAATTCTTATTCCGTCGTTATTTAAATTTTCTACTGCATATAAGTTTCTAGTGTTTAATGCTTGACTATTATAGTTTAATGTTTGTCCAACTGTATTTGGAATCTTTGTCCATTGATTTTCTACTACACCCTGTGTATTAACTTCTTGTATGTAAACATCTGTTTCGTTAATGTTTTTCTTTATTATATCTTGGAATCTATTTTGTAATGGTGTTTCATAATTAAAGTCTTGGAAAATTAAATTACCTTGTTTGAACATTAAAAAGAATCCAGTATTATTACTGCTTAATCCTAGTCCGTCGTTTCTATAGAAAAATCCTAAATCATTTGTTGGATTAGGTTGTTTTTCGTAAAAGAATTCATTATCAAAGAAATCTCCATTTACAATTTCAAATCCTCTAGTAACACCATTTACATTTATATTAAAAGAGTGTGCAATAGGAGATGTTATAGGAGTACTAATTGTATATTGATCTGTATTAATACCAGCCACTTTACCTGATTTAACGGGTGCAGAAAATCTATTACTTGTACCCATTGCCGCATTTAATACTGTAATGAATTGTTCGTAACTGTCAGGGTTATTAGCATCGTCCCAAAATATAGGCTGATTGCTTAATTGGTTTCCTTGACTATCTTGTAAAGGTTCGTTTGTTCTTACACTTGTAACTTTCATTAATCCACTTGCTGGGATATTTCTTTTAGGATTGTATCCTAACATTCTTGCAAGTTTAAATACTGAATCTCTTCTTTCTGCAGTTTCTAAAAAGTTTTCTCTAGTATTAACATCCATTCTAAATGCTAAACTTGTACTTAAAAATGCTAGTAATTCTATAATTGCTATAAATTCTGAACTTTCTATATAGTCATTAAAGTTTTCTGGAAAATTAGTTCTTACATATTCTACCAGACTAGTTCTCATAGTGTCAAAGTCATAGGCCTGGAAGTCTACTTCACTAAAGGCCTTATATGCAACTTTCCAATCCTCTGCCGCAAATAAATTGTTTTGTCTATTAACTAATGCCATTAAAATTCCTCTGCATTTCTTTTACTATATTCTATGAATAATGTTTCTGCTTGATCAATGTTATAATATTTTATTATTACTTCAGCTCTTATTGATTGATCATTTATATATAAAATTGTATTTTCTAATGTAACCCTAGGATCTAATTTTACTATTCTTTCTATATCTTCTTTTATATCTTCTTGTAATGTTGGAGAGTCTGGCTCCATCAACATATCCCAAATTATACTACCAAATGTGGGCCTCATTATTCTTTCACCTCTTTTTGTATAGAAGTGATTAAGCAAATCTCTTTTTATGAGATCAGTATCTGTAAGGGTATAAGGTGCCCTATTTTTATCTACTGTACTAAATCCTTTGAACAATGTTGCCATGTAAGTATTTATCAGAATAATTAAATATAGTTTTAATTAATACTTGACATCTTTAATTATGGTGCTATAATAACAACATGAAGAATGTGATATATTTACACGGTGCAAATGCAGACCCTGATAATTTTAATTATTTTACATTAAAAATGCCAGAACATCCTTTCTTTGCTCCTGCATATGATATGGAGCAAGATCCTTATGATCTAGTAGAGCATGTTAGAATGCAGAAAGAAAGACTATGGAATAAGGACAAAGTAGTTATTGTAGGACATAGTTTTGGAGGCTTGTTGGCAAGTTGGTACGCAAGTGTTTATCCTAGAAAAGTTGATCATTTGATTACAATAGCAACTCCTTGGCAGGGCACACCTGTAGCAAGAATTTTAGGTATGATTTTTAGAAATAGAAAAGTATTTGATAATACTAGACCAGATGCAGATGTTTTAAAACTATTGGAAGAAAAAACTTACAATGGTAAACATACTAATATAGTCTGTACAGGCGGTTCTAATCCTCTAGCAGGATTAGGGGGCCAAGCAAATGACGGAATGATATCAGTAGCAAGTCAATCAGCATCACCACCTAAATTTAAAAATACCGAAAATGTCTTTATAGAAGCAGGTCACAGTGGAGTTTTGTTAAATAATGATGTAACAAAAATGTTACAAGATATAATATTTGAGAAATAATATGGCAGATACTAAATCTCTTAATAATACATTAGAAGAAGAATTAAGAATTATGCTTGTTGAAAAAAACAACGAGAATAATAATCTTAGAAATCATATTGAATTATTAGAAAAAGCGGTTGCAGAAGAGCAGGAACAAAAATATAGATTGCTAGTTGAAGTAGCAGATCTTAAAAAAGCATTAAGAAACTTTCCTTAATAAAAGATTCCTAATTTATTATAGGCTCTTTTCTTAGCAAGTCTTAATATTGCTCTTAATTCATTAAAGTTTAAATTTCTTTGTGCTGGATATAATGTAGCCTGCACATCATCTAATTCTGCCTGCCAATTTAAATGATCTGGTGTAGCAAATAATTCCGCTTCATATCTTCGTCTTGCAATATAATCTGCTCTAACCTGAGGTCTTGTATGTGGACCTATTCTGCCTACCCTAAATCTTTGCATTAATCTAGGAACATTCTCATATTTTGCTTCATTTAAAGCAAAACACACTTCACTACTAGCAAAATTGTCTACTCCTATATGCGATATAAAACTTGCTAAAGCACCTAATTGATTTTGATTTAATGGTACTGTGATAAGACGTTTTGCGTCTTTTAATGCTTGTTTTAGTTCGCCTTCAAGAGCAAGTCGTTCTGCACTTGGGCCTAATCCGTCTATAAATTCAACTAGTTTATAACCTGTTTTCCTATGCACATAGACGATACTAGGTCCATCTAGAACTACAGTTATACCCTTTGCATCAAGTTTTTCTACAACTTCTTCAAATACACTTTTCATTATCCGCTACCACCATTTATTATATCCTTTGCAGAATTTTTAAAATCATCAAGTTGGCCGCCTGTTACTTCATTTATGGCACCATTAATTTCACCTTTCATTTCTCCAATTACCCCATTTTCTAAATCTAAAGGGAGACCTAAATCATCTAAAGAGAACTGTTTTAATTTTGCTTCTAAATCTGTTAATATTTTAGACTGCCCAATAATTTTTTGTGATATACTATTAGCAGTAGGTATTCTAAAAGGAGGAATAGCAATACCTAGTGTATCTGCTACTTTCATTAATCCGTCTATACTTGCTAAGTTTACGTCTTGTAATGCTGTAAAATTACTTAGTTGGGCATTATATTCTGCATATACAGATTTTACACCGTCTGTGGCTTCTTTAAATCCTTCCCCTATTTTTGTACCTTCAGGAGTATCTGCATCTGCAGGTGTATCGTCTGTAGGTTCTATCTGTCCAGGTAATGTTTCTAAATCTGCAGTTTTGTCTTCTTCTATACTTTCTGGATCTTCTGTACTAGGATCAAATTGTCCGTGTCCTATGTAAGGTTCTGCAGTAATTAACTTACCTACTATAGTATTAATTGTAGGTCCTTTCTCTGGTCTTTGACCGCCGTTAAGTATTGGATTTTCAGCCTCTCTATCGTATTCTGGTTGTGCTGAGGACTGGTCAGGTTTCTCCGTGCCTCCTATTTGAGGAGCCGGTATTGCAGGTACTAAATCAGGTGTTGGAACTGCTCCAGGATTATTTAAGCCTATTGTTGAACCAAATAAATTTGTAGTCCCTCCTGCTGAAAGAGTTGCGGCACCACCTGCTAGAACATCAACTTTACCCGTTGCTTGTACAGTTGTGAATCCTTGTGACTGTATTGCCGCTCCTATAGTACTTGTTAATGTTAGTCTACCTGCTGAATTTAATTGCATATCACCTGCATTAGATGTAATCTGTGTATTAAGGTTAGAATGTATAGATGTATCTTCAGCCGCATGAAGTCTTATAGAGCCGCCTGTACCTAGTGGAGGCACACCCAATGCTCCTAATTTACCTGATATTCCTTTATAACCCCCGGCATCATTGTCACCTGTGGCTTTCATGTAAATATTATTACCCGCTTCTATTTTTACATCTTTATCAGATCTTAGATTAAAGTCTCCTTTACTCCTAATACTCATCGACCCTTCGCCAAAGATATTAATATTACCATCTTTGTCTAACTCAAACCATGCTGTACCATTTTTGTTTATAACATATATGGCACCAGTGGAATCATCTAATAATATCTGATTGCCACCGCCTGTTCTTAATCTTATGTTAGAGTTACCTTGGTTGTCGTCCATTATAAACTGGTGACCCGGCCCAATTGGTTGCCCTTTATCGTCTCTAGGTCCTTTGGTTAATATACCTAAAACCTCACTTGGTGTTTCTCTTCTTGCACTACTTGATGTTGCTCCTCTTAAAGGGTCATTTATAAGTCCTTGCTTAGTAATAGTTTCTGCAAAATCGTGATATATAGGTCTTAACTTTCCGTTATTTTTTGTATCTGTATCGTAATTATTTTTTTCTACTGTAGGAGTATTAAACGGTCCGCCCTGAAAACTAGGTCCGCCTGGTATGCCCGGCACCATTTGATTTAATTGGGTTGGCATAGTATGGCCTATTATAAAAGGTTTAGATAATAAACCATCACCAAATGCCACTAATACTAAATTTCCTACATCAGGTGGTGGCATCCACATACCATATGAATGCAAAGAATTTTCGTCTAATGTAATGTCGTCTTCTCTTACTAAATCAGTATTCGATGCACCATAAAATGGAGATGTGTACATCGCATCAAATAGATTTTTTTCGTTAGGGTTTTTATTTAATTCTGGTATATTTACAGATACTTTTCCTGTTCGTGTTCCGTCTTTATTAAAGTCAACAGTTCCTATATAAATTCCCCAATACTTTTTAGTCGTAGACTTCCTGTCAACAGGATTTTCGTATGTCGCCTTCATTGTATTTAAGGAGTGGAAATTTTTAGGCATTCTTAGCCTCCATATTTTGCTTTATAAATTTGTATTTGTTCACTACTAATAAGTCCTGATGCCGCTAGTTCATCTATTGTTAATCCGCCACCGAAGTCTAATAGGCTCTTCGTATAGTCAGGATCGTTAAATCTTTCTTTATCATCTGATGAATTATGATTTGCGGCGTCCATTACCGCTTTTACTTTTAATGTAGTCTCAAATTGCTCTTTAAGATTATCTAAAGTAAGATCGTCTCTATTTTCTATTGCAGATAAATCTAAAGTTAGTTCTTTACATGTACGAACATTAACTGTAAATCTACCATTATCAAAACTACTTACCAATTCTAGTATTCTATATATCCCAGTAATGAAATAACTTTGCCTGCCTATAGGGTACATGCCTTCATTTAGATCTTCGTCATTTATAAAAGGATCAAAATACATAGGCTGTCTTAATTCAAATAAAATAAAATTATCGCCTGCGTATGAACTGAAATATTCGGCTGTAGATTTTTCATCTTTAATCTTTGGTTCGTCTTCATAATTTGTGTAACCTGTTAAATCAGGTTTTCCTAAATACCAAGGATCTCCCCTAACAACCATGTCTAAAGTATATAAAATATCAGAGTTATCTTTTTGCCCATACATATATCCGAATAAAGTTTGGCCTCTTGTTGCTGGTCCGCCTGAATATGTTTCGTGTTCTACAGTTCCAGCCTCTACACCCGGTTTCAAAGTATTATTAGTTTCGTCTATATTATCTTGGACTTGATTTTTAGCATCGTTTTCAGTAAGTGCATCTAAATAAGTTTCTTGTCCGCCTAGCAAATCACCTCCGTAAATGTATCCGCTGGGTTTAGGATCATATTTTTCTCCTACAGTACTATCTATAAGACGTTGTCTATCACTTTCTGTTTCAGTACCTGCTTGATTAGATGCACCCTTTGGTAAAATAGAATTTGCTACTGCTTGTCCTATTTGTCTATCAGATAAACTATTTACTAGTGCTGTAGCCGTTGCTCCCACACGGTCTGATATGACGTCTTTGATTTGGTTTTCATCTAATCCTGCCGCTCTTGCTAAATCTCTTATACTGCCATCTTTTGCCGCTTTAAATAAATTAAAGAATCTTTTAGCATCTTGAAATTTAGCGGCGAAACTGGCTAATGATTTACCAGATAATGGTTCTCCTGATTCTGCTGGGTCTATAGCAAAATTGGTAATATTATTTAATACAGCATTACCAAATCTTGTTGAACCTTTTGGTGGTATTAATAAGTTTATACCTAAATCATATTTAAGATCTACATTTAAAATTTGATCGTTTCTACCAGTAAAGATGTATTCATATGCTCTCATAATTTCCATACTTTGAACTCTTTCTTGTATTTTTTTTGCTGTTGGATCAAGTTCTTCTTTTACGGCAAATTGTTTTCCTGAAGGTGTTTCAAATACTCCTGGTGTAAACACTACTTGTTTTGAATAACCTTGTCTGCTTTCATCATATTCTATTTGTCTAACATATCCATTTATTTTATAATCATGTATAAATGTTTTAGTGTCATCATATTTAAAATCTCCTTTCTCATCAAACATTGTTCTGGTAATGCCATTTGTGAAATCTACATTTCTTGCAAGTAGCATGCCTATATATGTGCTTATGTCTGTTCCTGCAGGAACTTCTATCTTAATATCTTCTGTTTTAGGATTAGATGTATCTCTGGTTGGTTCTTCAGTTTTGTCTGTTGTTCCACTTACTCTATCACCACCTGGTGTATTATCTTGTTCGGTATTTGTATCTGCTGTAGCATCAGATCCTCTATCTAATATAGGGTCTTTTATAATAGTTTGTCCGTCACCTGTTAAATTATGTAATTTAAATTCTATAGTATCTATTTGAGACTGATCTTCTGCGGAAATACTTTCATTATACTTGTTCCATTGTCCTTTAAAATCTTCTATATGCTGATCTATGTTTGAGCCTTTGGTTGTGAAAGTAGTAGGTGTCTTATAATTTGTATCTGTAAAAGCAAGATCATCTGCTATAGCAAAGTCTAGATCATAAGTTGTGCCTGTGCTATCTAAGGCAAATCTTGCATTTTTTAAAAGTGCTTTATATCTATAAGGACCAGCAACATGTTTAATAGCACCGCCATTGTCATGATCATTTATATCATCTTCATAACCTTGAAAATTTATTTCAAAGAAGAACGGAGCCGCATCTACCCCTTTACCTGATAGGGGAGGTATTCCTAAACGTCGACGTCCTAATACAATCATATCAAAAAAGTTTGCGGCACCTGGTTGTTTAATTACACAGGAAATTGCTTGTGTAATTTTTCCGCCTTTACCACTTGGTACTGACATTATTTCTACGTTATCTATTAATGTTCCAGTTACACCTGTTTGTGCTAAAACTATTGTTTTTCCAGGTGAGGCTGTATAGGCGCCGTTCAAAAATCCGCCTTTATTAGTAACTTGCCCACCTACATCTTCTCTAGGTTTAGCATCACCGTCGTCACTTTGTGTTTGAGTATTTTCTTCAGTAGGGGGTATCATATATAATTTTATATTATATGTTACGTTATTAAAATTATCTAAGGGGTTCGTAGGAATTTGTCCTAAGAAACTGTTATTCATGGACGCAAGTTTTGAATTTAATTCTGTGTCAGCCATTTTCTATCCTACAAACGATTTGACTGTATCCGGTGAAGGTATCTTTATTATTACTCCTGGTTTAAAATCGTTTAAAGGATCTTTAATGATATCAGGATTTTTTAATGCAAACACCCACCATAATCTAGGACTTCCATACAATTCCATGGCTAGTATATCAGGTCTACCGTTATGTGCTTCTTTAATTTTGTAATCTATTTCAAAAGCATCTTCTGGTATTTTAGGTAAGGAGTTAATATCCAGGAACCCTTCAAATGTTCCTGCATTCCTTAAAAAACTATCTCTTCTATGAAAATCTGCCATTAAATATATCCGTCTTTATATGCCGCTCCAGTTCTTAATGTATTAAGATTGAAGTTTTTACGCAATTTATGTGGTGTGTAACTTGGGTAAATATCTAGTGTAACTGTAGATTCAGTTGGAACAAACGTTGTTGTTGCTTCATTTCCTACCTTAATTTCTACTGGTACATAATCAACATCAGGTGGTAATTCTAATGAATAAGATAATACAATAACAGGTACCTTATTAAATCCGTGATCTCCTAAATATTCAAATAATAACACAGGAGGTGGTGTACCAAATGTACCGTCAGCAACTGATTGATCACCGTAAAATGATTTAGTAACTACTCTACAAAATTGCATCATTGCTAGATAATATCTACCTTCGTCTATGTTGTTTACTGTAAATGTAGATGTAAGTGTAAGTCTAGGTGGTGTTGACATTTGATATGTGTTTATAGGATAGTTCATTCCTTGCATTTGCATTTGATCATATTCTGCTGATCCAACTACATAAATCTGTGGCACATATTGCCAAACAAGTCCGCCTGATGCCTTTATAGGATTCATAATACCATTTTCATCGCTACCGTAAAACCTTTGTGCTCCACCGGCTTTAGGTCTTAATCTCGCTCTCCAGTCAAAATTGTCTACAAATCCTTTGCCTTCACTAGGATTAATTGCTGTAGAACTTGCGGCCTGATTACTTTGTTGTCCTAATTGTTGTTTTAATTGTTGTTCACTAAGTTGCCTTGCACCAAATAATAAATTACTACCTGGGTTTCTACTAGGGCCTGCATTTCCATCGTAAAAGAAAGAATAAAAATCTGCATCAGATAATCCACCTAAAATTGCACCTGATATGACTTTTCCTCCTGGCACTTGACCAATGAGGTTATTACCTAGACCGCCTATTAAACCTTTTAAATAATCTTTTCCGCTTGGCATTTAATCTCCTGTTATACAACTATTTATCGTATTCATTAAAACTAGTTTTAAATTGCCAGTTTTACTAAATACTTATTGACAATACACTAGAACTGTGTATAATAACACAATATAAATGAACTATAATTTTGAGGAGATTATTAATGGCACAGCCAAAAAAGGTTAATTACCTAAACAATAAAGACATTCTAAAAGAAATACACAAAAGCAAAATGACATACTGTTATGTAGCAGATGATCAGTATGCAGAATTTGATGTAATTTTAGATGATGTCAAAAAAATTAACAGAAATAGCATTAAAGTTGCTAGAGAAAACAGAGCATCACAAGTACAATCAGCAGGTTACCAAGCCGCAATGGCATTACATGATCCTAAAGATTATAAAAATAAACCCAAGCAGAAAGAATTTGCAATAGACCCTAAAAGTATAGATCAAGAAGATTTAATTTTTAGAGTTATGGATATGGAGCATATTCCTTTAGAACCAGGCAGAAAGAAAAATCCTCGTAATGAAGCAGAAACTAGAGCAAAAGTAAACTTTCCTCCTTTTAAACATTATGCTTACGTAGGCGGAGAAATAAAAGAAGTTGCTAGAAGTCACTGGCAAGGAAGTTTAAGCAATGGTGAGTTTTGTGTAGATCATGGAAGGATTACAAATAAATTAGGAACTATGTTTTTAAAACTTGTTGAGAGGTATAGTCATAGAGCAAACTGGAGAGGCTACACTTATGTTGACGAAATGAGAGGTCAAGCATTAGTACAATTATCTCAGATAGGTTTGCAGTTTAATGAAGCAAAATCAGATAATCCGTTTGCATATTATACGGCCGCAGTAAACAATAGTTTTACAAGAATTTTAAATTTAGAGAAAAGAAATCAAACTATTAGAGATGATATTCTAATTGATAGTGGCCATTTGCCAAGTTATGGTAGACAGATACAACACGAAGAAGAAATGCGCCTTCTTAGAGAAGCCGCACAATCAGATAATTCACAAGACTAATTTATGGCTGAACTGTTTAAGACAGCGGCTTGTTTTACTGATATACATTACGGATTAAAACAAAATAGCCGTTTACATTTAGAAGATTGCAGTAGATATGTAGACTGGTTTATTGCAGAAGCAAAGGCTAGAAATGCAGAAACATGTATCTTTCTAGGGGACTGGAATCATCACAGAGCAAGTATTAGTGTTGCTACAATGAATGCTTCAATCAAAGCATTTAAAAAACTTAACGACAACTTTGAAAAAGTTTATATGATTATGGGTAATCATGATCTATAC